TCACGCTTCGACCAGGTTAGTTCGGATTGCGAACCGAACGAGATCGCTGAAGCTCGCGAAATTCATTTTGTGCATGATGTGGTTGCGATGGCTCTCGATGGTGCGGACGGAAACGCCAAGAGCCGCTGCAACCTGTTTGTTGCTGTTCCCCTCAGCCAGGGCTCTGACGACTTCAACTTCCCGCGAGGTGAGTCGCAGGCAGGGGTCGTTAAGGTCGCAGTGGGCATCAGGGCGGTCCCTGTCAACGAACGTCTCCATCATCGAGGCCGCCAGTTGACTCGTAAAGAAGGGCTCATTGTGCCGTACGTGGTCGATCGCTGAGAGTAATTCGCTTTCGGCGTCCGATTTCAGCATATAGCCCAAGGCTCCGGCGCGGAAAGCCTCGCGAGCGAGTTCTTCCGAAAAGTGCATAGAAAGAATTAGAACCTGGGTCTCCGGCACTTCTTCGCGAATCACTCGGGTAGCCTCGAGACCATTCATTTCCGGCATCGTTAGATCGAGAATCACAAGGTCGGGCTTCTCCTTCTTGGTGCACTCGACCGCCTCCATGCCGGTCGAGGCCTCAGAGCACACCTCGAGACCAGGCTGCTTCTGGACCAGCATGCGAATACCCAGGCGGGCAACGGTGTGATCATCTGCGATTAGAACGCGGTAAGGCTTGGTTGCGGGTGTCTTCATTTTTGGATCCGCCTCTCTCAGCGAACGCTACGAACCAGCGCTCATTGCTAGTCGCTGTCTTCTTCGTCTCTCCCGAACGCGAGACCGTGGCCGGAAGCCAAACCGCAGACAGGCAGGCCGACGTGCACCGTGGTTCCGCGTCCGGGCGTAGTACGGATTTCAAACGAACCGTTCAGCTGGTGAACGCGCTCACGCATGCCGGCGATACCGACACCGAGTGGCTGCTGCACGCCGCTACCGTTCGATGGCTGGGCGATTCCGCAACCCGTATCCTGCACTTCCACTCGAACGTTCTCGCAGTCTCGAGTAAGACGAATGAAGGCGTCACGGCTGCCCGAATATCGGTGAACGTTGGTTAACGCTTCCTGGATGACTCGAAAGAGTGTGAGTTCGACTTCCTGAGGCAACCGGCCAAACGCTTCAGGGGCATCGACGGTCACCGAAATCTTGCTGCGTTCCGAAAAGCCTTTGGCGTACCACCGTAGAGCCGAAGCCAAGCCGGCCTCATCGAGCATGGGAGGATGCATCAGATAGGAGACAGTCCGAACCTCGCGAACCGCCTCTTCGGTCAGCTCAAAGCAAGTGTGAAGCAGGGAAGCGGCAAGAACATTTCGTTTCGGCAGTGCGTCGCGAAGGTTGCCGAGTGTCATTTTAAGAGCGGCCAGGCTCTGGCCGGCGGATTCGTGTAACTCCCGCGCCATCTGTCGTCGCTCTTCGTCCCGAGCGCGGAGCAGCTGCCGAGAGAGCGCGTGAAGCTCATTCTCGATGCGTACCTGATCTGTGATGTCCTGCACGACACCTATAAGGCGCGCCGCCTTCCCGTCAGATCCGCGTATGGGCACGCCGCGGGTTCGATGAATCCGCCACTTTCCGTTGGGGAGCCGACAGCGCGCGATGTACTCGAACTCCTTGCATTCCCGAATGGCCGCCTCGACGATGTCACGAACGCGGCCACGATCATGCGAGTGCAAGCCCTCCCAGGGAGCGGAAGAGGTCCTTGGGTCAGAGACGGAATTATCGAAGAGAGAACGGAATTCGCCCGAGACCACATGCCCTGTGGCGGCGTCGAGTTCCCAGCTGCCGAGATTGGCAATGCGGGCAGCTTGCGCGAGTACGGCTTCGTGTCTCCGAAGGCGCTCTTCGTCTCTTCTTCTCTCAGTGATGTCCCGGATGATTCCGACGAATTGCAACGGCGTGTCCGGCCCGGAGGTCAAGGGAATCGCACGGGCCTGCAGAAGCTGGGATTCACGATTGGGAAAGGTGTACGAGAATTCCTGTTCGATGACCCGCGGTGCGCCTTTTTCTGGGCCGAGGCCCACTGAGGCGTCGTAACACGAGCCAGCTACGTTCCAAACCAGTTGGCTCACAGCCACCTTTTCACCCGGGCCGACGCGCAAGGCACCGTAGAGATGGTCCGAAAACGTGAGATCGCCGGTGCTCAGATCAACTTGCCATGTCCCGACTTCCGCAATCTCCTCTGCGAGAGCCAATAGGCTGTCGGTTTGGCCGAGCATTGTGTCAATTCTTCGAGGGGTCGTAGTGTCGTGCAGCAAGACCGAGAAATGGTCGGAACCCAGACTCGCGGCAAAGCACGTCACCAGAACAGAAAACCACCTCGAGCCGCGGCAAGTGTCGATTCGGCACCCAAATTCCTGCATCTTGTGTTGTTGACGCGCGGCCTCGAACGACCGGTCGAGTAGCGGATGAACCTCGGGTCCCAACAAGCTCTTCATGGAATGGCCGACAAACGCCTCCCGAACGCAGTCGGGCAGCGGGGCACCCGGCGAATAGATGTACTGGATCGCTCCATCGGGGCGAACAGCAAAGCCAACCGTTTGATGCAAACGCAGCAGGGACTCCAATGCGGCCGCGGCGCCTCCATGTTGTAGAGAACCGTTCGATCGTGAACGCAGCTCTTCTCCGGCTTTATAGATGGAAGAGCGCGACTTGAGCCGGTGCGCCTTCGTGGAAATGCCGCGCGCGTTCGAGTCGCAACTGTGAGAGGTCATGAGAGCCTACCGGGCCGGCCTAAGGTCGCACCCCAAAACGGCGAACTTGCCCCGGGGAAGGTACGTGGCAAAGAGCCCGATCTTCGTGCCACGCCCCAAAACCGCCCGGGACACTACTACCAGGTAATTGCGGTGTCAAGTATTATGACTTCAATTCTGAAGCTGCAGTCCGCGGTATATGCCGGGCTCTGCGGGTTCTACTGCGTAGCAAAGCCCACATTCATACGTACTAGCCGCAGCCGTTGACCGGTGGTCTTACGCAGCAGCGAAGCCGAGCAGGACCGTAACCTTGCGAATTGCAAAGCTTTTCGAGAGAGGACTACATTCGTGGCCGGAGCTGGAAGGGAAGGTTGCAGTCTGTTTTCTAAACTGCGAGGCCGCGGTTCTCTTGAAGCCCTCTAACGAGCCCGCGGCCTCAATTTGCCGCTTCACCTCTCACACCTGGATCAGCGCTTGCCTGTGGTCGCGCCTATTGGAATCCTTCCTCGTGCCGAACTAAGTCGCGGGTGCGCTTCGGCCGCGGGTTCGCAACGCGATGACGACGCCCACAAAGATCGAAGCGGCACTTGCCAGTTGTGCATTTGTCAGGCCTAGCACCGAGCGCGGGTTGATGCGAATGAACTCGACCAAAAACCGTGCGGCGCCCGTGAGAATCAAGTATGCCGCGAATACGGTTCCGGTTGGCAGAGACCTTCGCGACGACTCCATCTCTGAGGACTGCGTCCTGAGTTGCCCCTTGCCCATGCGCCAGAGGAACCACGCGATCAGGCAGGCTCCGAGGAATTCATAGAGGGGTGTGGGATGGACGCGCTGGGTGGTGGGCACGACTCCGTTCGGAAAGCTCATGCCCCAGGGCAGGGAGGTGGGAATGCCATAGTCGCCGTCCCCAGCCAGCAGGCACCCGATACGGCCGACGCCGTAGCCCAGAGCTGCGGCCGGCGAGCCTGCGTCGAGCATCTCCAGGAGGGGAATGTCATTTCGCCAGGCAAGCCAGACGAAAACAGCAACTCCGGCGATGAGCCCGCCAAACCAGGCGAACCCATATTGACTGAAGATTTCGGCAAAAGGGTGAGCGAGCAGGTCCTGGGGGCTCTGGAGAACGTGATAGAGCTTCGCTCCGATAATTCCGGCGAGGCTTGGGACGGCGATGAACGTTTCAGCGAGCCCTGACTTCTTGCCCGCGATGCCTCGACGCGCGAGGTCTGCGCGCAAGACGTAGAAAGCCGCGACCATCGCGCTCGCGACCATGAGCCCGAAGGTCGGAATCGTGAAACGCCAAACGTGAAGGAAGGGAATCACCGCGCGCCAGTATAGCGAATTCCACTGAGGGACGGGCGAGGTGGAACCGGTGCATTGCTATTCGCATCTAACAGCGTAGAATGCGGCAAGGATTGCCCTCGGTCGTCCCCCAGGATTGGAGGGCTCGTATGACGCGTTTGTCCCACCGCACGTTCGCGGCCTGCGCCACGCTCGCTTTCGCAAGCATTTGGATCGTTTTGACACCCGCGTTCGCCCAGCGAGGCAGTAGCGCGAGTCATGTTAGTTCGGGAGCGAGTCACTTCGGCGGAAGCCCTTCAGGGAGTCGCAGAAGTTTCGTGGCCAATTCAGGCGGATCGAGGGGTGCGTCGAGTCCGGGGTTTGGCGTTGCGAGCCGCTCCGCGACCGCCGGAGTTGAGAGGGCTAGCTCGAATTCTCGGGCTGCTTCAGGACTGCCGGCAGGTTCGGCGATCATGCCGAAGACGGACCCAAGGAGCGCTCAACCAACCCTCTTTCAGGCGGCCCCACGTCACGTGACCATCGGATTTCCGCCACGGTCAGCATCCGATTCGTCCGCGCGGTCGCTGATCTCACCAGGCGGACGCCAGACGATCTGGGGTGACGGCGATGTTGTTTGGAAGGGCTCAACGCAGAGGACTGCCGCAAGGCCGTCCAAGAGCCTCACGGTTATAAGCGCGGAGGGACATCCGCTCCCCCGCGGAGGCTTAAAGGTTCTGGGGCAGTCCCAAAACTGGCGGCGCCGGAACAGGCACGGCGGCTCCGGCTCATTTGCCTTTTTCGGTTTTGGGTATCCTTTCCTCGGCTTGGGATTTGCGCTGAACTGCGTTCCCTCAGATGACTGGCTTGCAGGCCTCGACTGCGAGAATCTCGGGTATTGGGGCGGCTATTCGATGTCAGAGCCGCAGACTAATAACGCGGGTGGCGGCGACAACGAACAGGAATCGGCCGAGTCGACCATTTCAACGTATCTGCCGGCGCCTGAAGCCGCGCCCGAGAGTCGGCAGCCGCCAGCGCCTTTGACAATGCTGTGCCTCAGGGACGGTACAACGTACGCGGTTAGAACCTATTGGTTGGCCAGCGGCAGGTTGAACTACGTTGCGTCCTACGGTGGACAGAACTCGATTGACATGCAGAACGTGGACCTGCAGGCCACGGTCGATCTCAATGCTCAGCGAGGTGTGGATTTTACGTTAAGGCCAGGATCCGAATCAATTCCGCCCGATCAGCAGCCGCAGGAGCCGAAATAAGGCGTCACGGCGCAAAAATGGGTGTAACCTGTCGGTTGGGGAATCCGTCCGACAAAGCAGAAGTCGGCGTCAGGTCTTCCGAAAGGAGGCCTTATGACTCAGCCGAAACCACAGGGCTCAGGAAGCTGCAAATCGAGTCTCCACTCTAAGGCAGGATCTCTGAGGTTTGTTCGAATCTCGGCGACTGCGTGCGCAGCCGCGATTCTCTTCCTTGCGCCCATCCCTTCTTTTGCGCAACGAGGAGGAGGCGGTGGTGGGGGCGGCGCCTCTCACGGATCGTCGGGCGGCGGTGGTGGCCACTTCGGAGGGAGAGCCAGTTCTGGCGGCGGAGCGCACTGGAGTGGCGGGGGCAGCGCAAGGAGCGCTCCCTCAAACGGCGGAGCCAGGAGTTCGGGCGGGCGCGTCGTAAGGGGTGGTAGCTCGGGTCGAAGCTCGGGCGGTTCGCGTACGGTGACTACACCCGGACCTGCGCGCGCCGAGGCTGCTGGAAGGCAATCAGGATTCGGCGCTTCGTTGCTTCGCTTTTTTGGTTTTTCGCATGCGTCTCCCAGTCAGGCGGCGCCGGCTCGGCCTGACGAGGTAGCGGTCAGCAGAGCCGCCGCCACGGCCAGTTTGCCGCCGACCTTCAGTCGCATTCAGCTCGCTCCCAATCCCGCTTTCAGCCGTACGACCGTTGTGCGGGCGTCGTCGGCAAGCTTTGCTGCTAGGCCGACGGTGAGTGCGCCGCCGCGGCCAATCTGGCCGCACCCGCGGCGTTTCTACCCGTTCCCCTACGGCGGGTATGGCGGGTTTGGGTATGGCTTCTATCCGGGTTGGGGGCTCGGTTTTGGATTCCCGTTCTTTGGGCTCGGCTACTGGGATTGGGGATACTCGTACTCGACGAACTCAAACCTGCCGCCACAGGCGTCTCAGCCGACCATGATTTTGTATCTGACGGACGGCTCAGCGTACGAGGTGACCGACTATTGGGTCACGGGCGACACGTTGAATTATGTGACCGACGGCGGCAAGCGGGGCGCCATCAGTCTGAGAGACCTGGACTTGCGGCGAACCATCGATGCGAACGCCCGGCTTGGTATGAAATTCTCGCTCGATCGCACGGCGCGAGGAAGACCGCTCGATCGAATCGAGCCATCGACGCAGAACACGCCTCCGCCGCAGCCGTAGAGCGGCAAAGAGTGGGATTTTTCGCCGAAAAGCCGGCGGGCGACCCAGATCTCCCTTGGACGACTTTCACTTAGTAAAAAAAGTACTTGCATTTTATTTTGAGTTGCTGTATAATACCTTTCGTTATCCTCGAATTGTGACCAATCGCAAGTAGCAAAGCCACTTAGCAAAAAACCAGAAAAACCCAATTGAGCCCCAGTTTGTCGTTTTGCATTGCCGCCATGCTCGCCAGAGCATGACCCCTATGGAGGCGATATGCCGAATTACAACGCACAAGTGCCGCCGTACTCGATATTTGCGGGTGACGTTGCCCTTGCCTTTAACAGCGAGGCGCCTGGCGCAGGCCAGGCAAGCCAGCAGTTCGCCCTGCCCAGCTATGCCGGCTTTCCGGAGAACGGCCGAACGGTTCGCTGGCAGACCATCTTCGGATCTGCCCCGTCCGCTATCAGCGTAGTGCTTCAAACCGCGTTGAGTGACTCGGATTCCCAGTACGCGACAATCGACACATCCACGGCGACGGCCGGGGAAGCGCGGACCGTCACGGGCGTACGGGGTAACTTCGTCCGAGCCAAGGTGAACTCGATCACGGGAGGCAGCGGAGTCAGCGTCCAGATCCTTGGATAGCGTTCTTCCTCAGTCCGCAAGCGATTGGCCTGTCCCGGGCCAGAAGGGGGATTGGCATGCCGATCAGCAAGAAGCCGGATTCCGATTCAGAAGCAAAGGAAGCTGCCGCCAAAGTTGAAGAAGCGCGGGTTGCCACGACTGAGCTTGCGTTTACCGAAGATCAGGCTGCGAAATGCGCCAAACCTGCGGAAAAACATAACCAGCTGGGGCCGCTGGGAACTGTGCAGGCCACTCCGGAGGTCGAGGTCATGGGCCCTGCTCAGCGCGAGAGAGTGCGGCTCGGCGAAGCCTTGCGAAAGCAGGGAATCGATGAGCACGCGGTGGCTGCAACGTACGCAGATGTCGTCGAGAAGCTGCTCGGGAAAACCCATGAAAGCGACAACGTTGAAAAGCTGCTGGTCGACATTCTGAAGGAATGCAGCAAACACCTCGAGGAAGACGCGAAGGCGGTCGGGAGCAGTCCAGTACGCGTGACGCTGGTTCACAACGTGGCGCGGCCTCAGCGGAATTCTCTCCCGGCGGAGGCGCAGCCCGCTCCGGCAAAGGATCCACCGCCGAACGCCGAGCCCGTCGGGCAGTAGACCCACAGCACGATTGAAGCTTACCGCGGCGGGGGTACCTTTCTAGCGTGGCAACGACAGTCACTTCTGGCGTCGAACGCTGGGCTGCGGACGCACAGTCCGGAGAAGAGCCGCGAGGCAATTCCGAGAGGGATATCCGGATATTCCTCGGGTACGAACCCTTTCCCCGGCAGAATCTTTTTCATGGTTCATCGGCAAAGTACCGGCTGTTCGGCGGCGCTGCCGGGCCGGGGAAGTCGAAGGCGCTGCTGATGGAGGCGATCCTTCAGGCGGACGCACACGCGGGCGCGAATACGCTGGTACTTCGCCGAACCTTCCCGGAGCTCGAGCAATCGCTTCTTCTCTACTTTCGGCGCGACGTTCCGCGGGAACTGTACAAGTCGTTTCATGAGTCGAAGCACCTGGTCACGTTGTGGAACGGTTCGACGATACGGTTCGGGTACTGCCAGGCGGAGTCGGACGTCTATCAGTATCAGGGAGCGGAATTTCTCTTCATCGGCATCGATGAGTTGACGCTGTTCACGCTGCGGCAGTGGCAGTTCCTGACAAGCCGCAACCGCTGCCCGATTCCCGGCACGTACCCCTGCATGGCGGGAGCGACGAACCCAGGAAACATCGGACACGCGTGGGTGAAGTCGCTATGGATCGACAAGAAGCCCGCCAGCGGAATGGAACAACCGGATGAGTACGACGCGGCCGATTACGATTTTATTCCAGCCCGTGTGACCGACAACCCGATCTATGCGAGCGACGAGAATTACGTCAAGACGCTGCGGGCTCTTCCGTCGCATCTGCGCCGCGCCTTCCTGGATGGCGATTGGGAAGTGTTTGCTGGGCAGTATTTCGACAAATTCGACGCGGCATCCCACGTTCTCAGGCCCGAAACCATCGACTGGCGGCCCTGGTGGCCGCGATGGATCTCGGTCGACTGGGGGTTCGAGCACCCCGCGGCCACCTACTGGCACGCGGTAGCCCCTACAGGGGCGGTTGGTTCGGCCGGATCTGATGAGAGCCCGCGGCGCGTGATCACGTACCGCGAGTTCGTCACGCGGCGAACGGCTCCGCGCGAACTTGCGCGCGAAATCATCGCGCGCAGTGTTTCGTCAGCCGGCGGGCCTGCGGAGCGCGAGAAAATCGATGCTGTGTATCTTTCGCCGGACGCGTTCGCGCGGCGGACGGACGAAGCATCGATCGCGGAACAGATGGGCGATGTCTTCGCGGAGGCAGGTTTTCCGCGACCGATTCCGGCGGATGATGACCGGGTGGGCGGCTGGATGCTGATGTACCAAATGCTGGACGCAAACGAGTGGCTGCTGACGGAGAACTGTATCGAACTGATTCGGACGCTGCCGACGTTGATCCGGGATGTAGCCCGCATTGAAGACGTCGAGAAGATGGACGGCGATGATCCGGCCGACGCGGCGCGGTACGGGCTGAAGTCCCGCTACGGGGTTCGGCGCAGCTCACACCAGAATGCGCCGCTCGAGCAACGACTAGCCGAGCGGGTGACGTCGGCAGACCCGACTGTACGGGCCATCCAGGCACGCAAAGCACAGATCGAGGAGTCCCGTCGCGGGCAACCGGTCTCGTTCCGGCGGCACCGTCCTCGCGGGTGAAGGTGCAAAGTCCAGTATCGCCACTTAGGGGGAATCTTGAGGGCCCAAGTCAAAACGCTGTGGCAGACCATCACACGTACACGCTACACGCGATCGCTCGAAGCAGAAGTTGCGCGGTTGAGGGACGAGAATAAGGCGCTGCTGAACTCGATCCTTGGAGTGGCGGGTATTCCGCCGATTCTCGTGAGCGAGCCAACGGATACGGCGAGGCCGACTTCGAATTCTGCCCAGCTAAACGCACGAGCGGGGGCGTCAAGCGTCGCGCCTCTCCGACGGCGTTCCTGGCAGCAGATCAATCGGATGCTGGAGATTCATTCGGCGCGAAAGGCGGACGAGAACCAACCCAATGATGCTCCCGCGGTACGAACTGCAAATCAATAGTTGAGCGGGTCGTTGGATCAGGTGTCAGCTGAATACGGAGGAGCTATGCCATTCATTCAAGGGCGTTACCATATCAATCCCGTCGCAGGACAGGCGCTCGAGGCGGCGAGGCAACTGGAAGAGGCCCTGCTCGAGCAGCTTCAGGAGGAACCAGATAAGGGGAGTGCGCAGGGAGACCCCTTGTCGGGATCCGGCCAGGCTGAAGGGCAAGGGCCCATCCACAGGGTCGAGATCGAAGCGTTTCAAGCTGTGCCATCTCACTCCGGGCGCGCCGTGAAGAAATTCGCGGCCAAGGTTCACCGCGCTGCACCGGCCAGCTCGTCATCGACCCAGCCGCCGCAGCAATCGTCGACGCATGTTTTCCAGGATCCCAACGAGCTGGTTGACTTCCTACAGCAAGAGTTTTCCAAGGACTGCGGGAAGTAAAGTTCGGGAGGTCCTGTTGCTCTCGATCTGAGTTCAGGCCTCTTTGCGGAATCCCTGTTTGCTACAATTTGAATCCTCAGGGCAGGGAACGTGAGCATTTGGGGAACGCCAAGCGGTCGCGTGCGCCGGTGGGGCCGGCGAAGGCACTTCCGCGTCCCTGTGCCGCTGTACGCTCGGCTGGCGATCTTGGCAGCGTCAGTTGCGGTCGGGGGGGCGCTCGCATGGCACACGGCGGAGGTCGCGTTGCGGCCGCGATCGTCCGACGGAAGCCACAACGCCGGTGCCGCCGGCTCCGCAGCGGCAACTCCCTCCCAGCCTCCATGGCAACGCGACGCACTGGACTCCATGGAGGATGGCATTCGCAGCGCAACGGCGGGAAACATTACGGCTGCAGAGGTCGCAGTCGATCGGGCGGGCTCTGTGATCGAGGCGGCGCGAGTCCAGATGCAGCCGGTGGACGCGGACTTTTTTGAAATCGCCAATTCGAAGTTGGATCTGGTTTTAAGGCAGAATCCTGATAACAGTCGGCTGCTCGAGCACGTCACGATGGCGCGGGTGAACCTGGCCCAGTTGCGCTCAGCGGCCGAGGGCGCTCACGGGTCGGGCGCGAGTTCGCAAACCTCGTCAGCCACTCCTACGGCCGGGGCGGCGGAGGACACAGAGCCCGTCGCAGCTGCACCTGGTTCGTCATCAAGTGCCTCGGGCGCACGCAAAATAACCATCGCTGCGCCCAAAGAGATTGAGGCGAATCATATCCTCGAGCCGCAGACGCTCGGCGGCGACACGATCGACGCAACGCTCATGCCGGACACCGCGGAAATTCTTCTGCCGCCTTCGTCGCGGCTCTTTGTAGACAACGTTCGCGTCGAAGATCTGACACTCGAGGGAGCATCCCAGACTCTCGACGGAATTCATTGGAAGAATGTGATCTTCATTGGTACGCGGCTACGTTACGAAGGCGGAGAGCTGGACCTTCGGAACGTTCGGTTCATCCGTTGTACTTTTGGGCTAACCACCGACGAACGCGGCGCGAGACTGGCCAACGCCATCGCGCTGGGCCAAACTTCAATCGTCATCAATTAGCTCGTAGTTTCCGAAACAAAACTTAAACACCCTTCGATCTCGGTCTTGCGGCCTGGTCTCTTTGTGTCTCCTTCCTCGCCGGCACGACCGTTCAGAGAGGCTCGCATGTCCACAGACAAAAACTATGCCGCAGCCAATCCGGCGGTTGTGCCGGTCGAAGGGCCAGAGCGACTGGGGAGTGAGGTTCAGTCTACTGGGGGCGCAGCGGGGGATCGTCGAATTTCGCCCGCGGGTGATTCGCGCGTTTCGCCTGCTCGCCCCAACCCCTCGCTGGATTCCACGACCGACAGCCAAAACGGTTTGAACAACGAACAGCTTCCGGAGAGGCTGCAAGAAGCGCTGCGGCGCCTCGTGCTTCAGTATTCGACGGAGTCGGAGGCGACGCGGCGGCAGGAAATCCGGCGAATCAAGCAGGCGCATCAATTTTGGCGCGGGCTCCAGTATCTCTGGTGGAGCGAGCGAGATCAGAACTGGCATCTCCCGTTCGAGCAGAAGTTGATGGACAACTCATCGCTCGAGGACCTGCCGCGCTACGAGTTCGTCACGAATATTTATCAGGCGTTCGGGCTCTCGCTCATTTCCGTTCTTTCGCAGGACGTGCCGCGAGTGCGCTTCTTTCCGGCATCGGCCCAGGCGGAAGAGGACATCGCTGCGGCCAAGGCGGCGACGGAGGTTGCCGGGCTGGTCGAGCGAAACAATCGAGTGGGAAACCTGATCGTCGAGGAAGCGTTCAATCTGTGGACGGACGGAAAGGTCGGCGCATACGTTCGCTACGTCGTGGACGGGCAGCGGTTCGGATTTCATCCGGAGACTGAGGTCGGCGTCAGGGAAGTCAAGGTTGGAAGCGATGCGTATGTGTGCCCCGAATGCGGGGCGCAGACGGAACCATCTGCTGCGCCGGCGGAGTCGTCCGGCAATTCAGTTGGGAAGCAGAGCGGCCCGACAGGCTCGGACGCTATTTCGCAGAACGCAAAGCGGGATAACCTGTCTTGTTCACAATGTGGGGCGCTGCTGACAGAGGAGGACTTTGTCGCAGCTGAGACGATCACCGTTCCGGCGGCGCAGACCAGGTTGCGAGTTGCGAACGGCCAGGAAGTAATCACGATGGTCGGAGGACTGGAGCTCAAGACTCCCCCGTGGGCCAACGAGATGCACGAATACCCGTACCTTCAGTGGAATATGGAGGTGCATCAGGCACGTCTTCGCGCCGCGTATCCCCACGCGGCCGACAAGATCGGCGCTCCGGTAGCCACGGGAGCCCAAGAATACGAACGGTTGGCGCGGCTGGCGCAATCGCAGGGCGGTCCGCTGACGGAAGGCGGGGACTTCAACATCAACTTGATCACGTTTCAGCGCACGTGGCTGCGGCCGTGGGCGTTCTTTGCGCTCGAAGACAAGTCGCTTCGCGATGAGCTGCTCGCGCTGTTTCCGGACGGCGCCTATGTGGCGTTTGCTGGAGACGCCTATTGCGAGTCGCGCAACGAAAACATGGATGATCATTGGCGCGTGCTCCACGCTCTACCGGGCGACGGTTCAAGCGGGCGCCCAGCACTCGGCGACGCGCTGATCAGCGTGCAAGAACGCTTCAACACGCTTTCGAATCTGCAGATGGAAACGTACGAGTACGGGATCCCGCCGATCTACGCGGACAGCGAGGTCCTCGATTTCGACTCGCTACAGAATCAAACGGCGGAGCCGGGCGCGCATTACCCCGCGCGGGCAAAACCGGGGCAATCACTGGCGTCCGGGTTCTTCCAGCCCGAGCCCGCGGAGGTGCCTCCCGATCTCGCGCAGCACGCCGCGGCGTTGATGGGCCCCGTCGCACAATTCCTCACGGGCGCGTTTCCCGCGCTGTTCGGGGGCGCGATGGCCAACAACGATACGGCTGCAGGCTATGCGATGGCCCGCGACCAGGCGATGGGTCGCATCGGGCTCGTGTGGCGGCGAATGAAGTTCTTTCATTCGGACCTGATGCTGCTGGCCGTCGACTGCTTCCGTAAGAACCGCCCGCAGGATGTGGAAGTGACGTTGCTTGGAGCCGGATCGGCGTTCGAGTCGAAATGGATTCGGCTAGCGGACTTGAAGGGAAACCTCTTCAGCTATCCGGAAACGGACGAGCAGTATCCGACCCTGTGGTCACAGCAACGAGCGGTGCTGCTGCAACTGATGACGAATCCAGATCCTCAAATCCAGTCGGTGCTGGCGCATCCGGAAAACATGGCGCTGGTCAAGAGGCTCGTCGGGCTCGAGGAACTGGTGATTCCCAACGAGGAGTCGCGAACGAAACAGTATCGCGAGATCGCGCAACTTGTGGGGGAATCGCCGATCGTGAAGCGTCACGATGCGAGCGGCGTGGAGGTGATGCTGCCAACTATTTTGCCGGATGAGTTCGCGGATAACCACGCTGTGGAGCTAGATATTTGCCTGCGGTGGTTTTCGTCGGACGCCGGGCAAGTGGCGAAGATCGAGGCGCCGGCAGGATACGCGAACGTCCGCGCGCACGCGCTATTTCACCGCGACTACCTGCGCAAACAGCAAGCAGGCCAAGCCTCGTCGGCCTAGCCTGCGGAATCAATCGGGGATGCGGTCGATGCGTCGGTCAGAATGATCGTTCGATGGCGCTGCCTTGAACGCGCGTGCCGTAGACGCTCTTCTGCGTTTTCGGCGGAGCCACGAGCCTCACGACATGGAGGAGCCGTTCCGGTTTGAACGGCTTCGCCATGCAGACGACCGCGCCGAGCTGATGGCTTGCTGAATAGTCCGCCGGCTGGGCCGAGCGGGTCATCAGGATTACCGGCACGTGTTGTAGTCGCTCGTTGCGCTTGATAATCAGGCACAGATCGTGGCCGCTCATGTCGTCGCCTTCCACTTCGGCGAGGAAGACCGACGGGATCGTTGTCTTCAGGACTTCGAGAGCGGCGCGGGCAGTGGGCACGACGATCACGTTGTACCCATCCTGCTGAAGGAGGTTACGCATCGTATCGGCCGCACGCTGATCCGATTCAACTGCGAGCACGGTAGTCGCCTGCTTTTCCCTAGCCGACGAATCCTCGGCCCCTGCCATCGAGGGGTCTGACGCTGCTTCTTTGGCTACGCTTTTGGCGGCTTGAAACTGGACGGCGACGGCGAGTAAACCAGCACCATAGTCGCTTGCACGGACGACTTCGGCATTCTGTGGCTGATTCAATGCCGAAGCGGCAGGCGAATAGGGGAAGGTCACCTGGAGGAGCTGGCCCTTCGAATAATTGGTGCGTTTCGCGATAAAGAGCAGGCCATCGCGCGAAACGTCGATGCTGGAGCACACTTCTTCAAAGGATTCGGCCACGCTCTCCACGCGAACGTGAACTTGTGCTGAGATTTTGGCGCGCTTGCGGCGGCGGCGTTCCACTCCATCGGGGCCGGAGCGGCGGGACGTAGATGCAATCGTAGACGTACTCACTTCCGCTTCTGCGGAAGCTACTGTTGTCGTCGTGCTCATTCAACACCTCAGTTTTTTCTGCGGGTGGTCCCAAGGGGAACTGCTGTTTGCGATTTCCCCGCTGTAACGGCAGTTTCTCAGTTGGGTGAAGAAATGGGGAATAGTACGTTGGTTTCAATTTGAGATGACTTTCGGGGCCCAGGCGCCTCCGAAATCGTTCGGCTGATTCGACCAGGCGCTGGATTAGCGGTCGTCGTGTAACGGCTTGGAATTCCTGCATTTTGTGGCGGTTTGGAGGGAAGGGAAGTGTCAACAGCACTTGAAAACGCACAGGTAGCTCCTGCGGGACGGTCTGGCGGCGAAACTCGTTCCAGCAGAGCTTCCGCCAGGTCGGGCAAGCCCTCTTCGACGGGCTCAAATGCGCCAAGCTCACCCGCTCCAGCAACGAAGTCGCGCAGTGCCAGCGACGATGAAATTCTCGGGCTGGGAGGCGACCAAGTCGCTCGACCACAGCCGGGCGATCAGATCGAATTTGATTGGGATAGTCCGCTCGAGGATGAATCCAATAGGGCCTCAGGCGAGGAGGAAACGGCGGTGGGCGAAGCTGCTGAACCGTCGCAGATGCAGGCAGCTCTTGAGTCCAACCCCGAGCTGCGGCAAGCCTGGGAAGATGCAAAGGCGTACCGAGAAACATTCGCGACGCCCGAACAGGCGCAGACTGCAAGCGCCCTGGTGGCGGATCTGCAAGCCCTCGACGCGCTCTTTTTCTCCGGCCGGCGCGAAGACCACGCGACGCTTGCGCAGAAAATAGCGATGCTCGACCCGGTGGCGTTCAAGTCTCTCGCACAAGCGATGGGAGAGATAGCCGCCGGTACGGTCCGCCCTGCGGCCCATGCTGACTCAGGCGCGAAGGATGCGAGTGGTTCTGAGCCGGCAGCGTCGAGCCGGGCAGCGAGCATCGGCCAAGAACATCACGACCAAGCGGCAGCTCGAGCTGCCGCTGCGTCCGACCTGGCGGGCACGTCACCGGAGTTTCTGCAAGCGGCAAATGCCGCCGCTGTTGAGAGCGTGCTTGGTGCGATCAATTCGCAAGTTCAACGACTGCTGCCGGAAGAAGTCCCGACGGCCGCCCGGAACAGGGTGGTTGGTGAGATCTACAGGGAACTCGACCGCAGTCTGAGCACAAACCGCGAATTCGCCCGGCAGATGCGCGAGGCGGTTACTTCAGGAAGCCGGGATGCGGAGCATCAGCAGGCCATCGTCTCGCTGGTTACGGGCCGAGCCCGGCAAGCGCTTCCCGCGATCGCGAAAAAAGTGCTCAACGAATGGACTTCCACAATAGTCGCTGCCAACCATGAGCGCCGCGCACGCCAGCGGGTGGCCGAACGGCGCGTCGATATTGTCGGCTCGGGCCGAAGCGGAAGCGATGGGCATCGTACGATGACCCCGCACGACATCGACTATGCGCGAATGTCCGACGCCGACATACTGAACCTGTAGACGAGCTTTGGGCGCAGCGTGCAGCACCGAGCCGCGGTTCTTTCCATCGATCGTTCGATGCTTCAGAGATGGCTTCGGCCCGTCGAACTCTTGTAACTCTGGATCGCCTGCGCGACGTCCTGGACGAAGGATGTCAACTGAGCCGGCGACACACCGGGAGGCAGCTTTATCGTGCCGGCCATTAGAAAGCTGGAGATGGCGTTCGACAAGCGAGTGTTTACGTCGGTCCAGTTGACGCTTCCGTTGGAAGTTGCCGTCACAAGATACGAATCGATGAGCCGCATGCCGATGCCGGGCGTCAACAGCTCCATGTATCCCTCGTTGTCGTTCATGGCGGCCACGATGTCGCTCGAAAACCATTCGAGATCCTGGAGAGTGGTGCCAGCGGGGGCGCCAACCAGATGATTCTGGGCGGCCGCGGATACGATTTGACTGATTGCCGTTTGCTGGGCTGAGAGGTTCGGTGTGCCGTCCGCATTCGCAGGCGGCATGGCGTCCGCAACCGCGCTCGCCAGGCCCACCAGTACCAAATAAGTGTGATGGGTTTGGAGGATGCCTGAAACGGCGACCCCGTAGGCTTCAAACTGGCTAACCGTCATTCCGTGACGAACGGTAGTCAGGTTAGTGGCGAGCGCGTTCCGGACAAAGCATTCTACAGCAGCGGTCTGATTCGCCGCACATTGCTCGCGTGCCGCGCGAGTGGCGACGGCACAAAGAAGTATGGATGCAACACCTAAAACGAGTTTTCTCAGGCCCATTGGATACACCCCCAGAATTGTAGTTTGTAAGGACGCGCATCCGCGAGGACCGGGTGGGAGGAATACGCTTCAGTGCCCGAATGCGCTGCGATAGTCCGATAATGCGGACCCCTCGCCAACTGTCCTAGAGAGCAGTAAACGGGCATGTCTCGTACAGGCGCCAACCTCAACCCATTCGTCGCCAGTTGCGAGGGCGGATTTCGAACCACTTTCAACCGTCCGTGAAGGACACCTGCACAAACATCGCGCTCCTGTTACCGAGCGCGAGATTCTGTCTTCGAACTCAAGGGAGAACCAACCAACATGGCACAGATGCAGAACGCACAGTCGGTCGCGTTACAGCTTGAAAAGGTTCGCGACAAGCTTCCTCTTTTGTACGAGCGCGACGACATCCTGCTGACAATGATCCAGCAGCGGGGGGATGTCGAGCGCGTCAGCTCGCGCAACATGCGCCTTCCCCTGCAGATCCGTCCGGGAGGCAAGGCCGGGCTCGCCAATATGGACGGCGGCGACCTGGGCCGCGGCTCCGGAACGATTTACGACGTGGCGCAAGTCACGCCGGTGTTCTTCCGCCACGCGGTGGAGATCACGAAGCTGGTGGAGTATGCGAGCAACGCACCCGAAAAGGCCGTTGAAAACGCCGCCAAGCGTGAAGTGAAGAACGCGATGGCGCAGTTCCGCTCGTTCCTGGACAAGGTGATGCAGACCAACGGAAACGGCGTGCTCGGCACCATCGGGTCCATCACGACGTCAGGGCTTCCCTCAGGAGTCGCCGCGCAGTTTACGATGGCGAAGCCGCCGGGGGCGCAGCTCTTCTACTTCAACCAGACCGTGCAGGTCTACGATTCCACGCTCACGACGAATCGCGGCTCCGCGAACGTCCTTCTTGTCGATCCCTTCAACTCGCTCATTCAGGTGGATGCGTTGCCGAGCGGCACGACCGCGAACGATGTTGTGGTCCACGACGGCCTCACGGGGGCGCAGCCCACATCGCTGTTCGGAATCCTCTATCACCAATCGAACGCCACAACCGGAACGTGGTTGAACCTGAACCGCGCAACCTATCCCGTCGAGCTTGCGACGCCAGCCGTCAACGGAAACAACTCCGCGCTGACGCCCGGCGCCGTGCGGCTCGCGATCAACAAAGTGCGAAAGTCGTTGGGCTCGAACCAGATCTCGAAACTGATCGCCTACACGTCGCTCGAACAGGAGCATCAGTGGGAGCAGTTGGGCGTCACGATTTCGCAGATCATCAAAGAGGGGGCGGGAGGCCGTGCCAGCGATCTCGACTTGCTGTTCACCGGCGACAAGTCCATGGCCGGTGTACCGATCAAGTCGAGCATCAACGCAAACTCGACCCGCGTCGATTTCCTCGACCTCTCTCACTGGGGACGAGCCGTGATGCAGGACATCGATTTCTATGATGTCGGCGGCCAGACTGTTTTCCCGATTTACGGAGCAAGTGGGGGCCTCGCGTCGGCCTACATCTTCTACTTCGTAACGGGCTTCCAGGTCTGGAACGATTCGCCTCGCTCCGGCGCTTACATCAACAACCTGGCGATTCCGTCAGGCTACTAGGGCTGCGCTCTAAGCCTCCTGCTGACCAAAAGAGGGGTGGAGAGACCTCGTATCTCTCCACCCACCCTCCGCTCATTAGCCAACGCTGCGAGCACAGGGACTGAATGATTCAAGTTACACGCGAGACGCACGAGACTCCGCCCGAAGTCGCGCGGCGCATGGCTTCCGCCGGCGGTCTGAACCGGTTTGACGAGCCGCATTTCCGCGTTGTGTGGGGTGGCTCGCGCCTCACGCTGATCGGTGGGCGATGGACCGATCGCGATCCGCATGGGAACGTTATCCGCGAAGTCATCGAGCTGCGCCATGTGCCGAAATACTTGCCCATAAATCGATGGCATATCGAGCGGTGGATGCCGCCGGAGACTTACGGTTCGCCGGACCGTTGGTACGCGCAGACGATCGAGATTGAAGACGGGATTCGTATCCCGGCGCTTGGGCCGTATCCCTCGCGCGGCGAGTACGAACACTGTTTCACTCTCGAAAATGGGCGCGGCGAGTTCGTTCCGCTAACTCCCACCGCATGCGACTGGATTGTTCGAGCGATTCGTTGGGCTCGCCTGCAACCGGCCACGGCTTCGCGGGCTGCGATTAGGCAGCGCGAGGCTCGCGAAGAGCGCAACTGGGATCAACGGGCCAGCGACTTGCTGGACGACCTCATGTGAAGTGAAAAGCCCGGATTCAACAGCATGTCCGAGCAACCAGCAAGCCTACTTTCGACTCCGCGAGAATAAACCTGAAAGGACCATCGTTTCGATATGACCATGACTCAAACAGCCGGACGCCGCGACATCCTCCTCGAGACTCAATCAAAAGGAGACGTGGCCGCGACGGTCTCGATTGCTTCGATTTCACAGCAAGACTGGTATATCTCGCGTACGCACGGCGTTTATCACATCCCGGCCTGCCCGAAGGGCGAGCCGTACGCGTTGCTCCTGATTACCTCCCGCGGAGATGCGCTCGACCTGGGCGACAACCGTCGATTTCCGTTCACCATTTCGGCGCGGGAAATCGCGGATGACCTCCTCCAGGACCTTCAGGATCACGGCACCTTCGTTTGCGCAGGAGCGCGTCCGACTTCCGAGGAACTTGCGGCGGCGACCGCGCGCCGCGACAGCTTTTACCAGCGTCTCGTCGGCGAGGGCGACACGATGTGGGCGCGTGGTCATTCCTTCCGCGAGATTTCGGATTTGCACCGAAGAGCCGCGATTGCGCTCGGGATCGAGCGCGAGTGGGCGTACGTTCCGGCACGAATGGTGGATTGCCCTGCGTGCGGCGAGAAGGTCAAGCCCGGCGTTGCGGTATGCAGGCATTGCCGCGCGATCCTGGATCCGGAGAAGGCCGCCGCACACGGCCTGTGCAGTCCGAAGGCGGATGGCGCGCCCGGGTCAAAGTCTCCGAGCGGTGCGCCGGAAAGAGATTCCAATCACAACGACAACAAGAATTCACAAGTATTGGCGGCTGCGCGGCCACCGGCACGAAGTTAGCGCGTCCATTCCGTGGCGAGCGACAACCGAGCTCGATCCTCGCGGCTCTAAGACTGATGGAACAGCCCGCGGGCGTTGTACGATGCGAAAGGCTCAGGTCTTTGGTGTCTAGCGCGGTCAAGCGATGCCAGCGGCCGAATTCGGTTGTCGAGAGTGTCGAAGAGGAAGAACGATGAAGAACGTCGCCATGAAATGGTTCTTGGTGCGAACGCTATGCCTTGTGGCGCTCGGCGCTGCGATCGTAGTGGAAGTGCCGACCGTGTGGGCGCAGGGATCCCGCAAAGACGACATTGTCCTCAGCAGCTCAGGGCATCCGATACCCGGAGCGATGGTCAGAGTCTGTCAGGCAGGCGCGACGGGAACACCATGCTCTCCGCTCGCAACCGTATATACCGACGCCACGTTGACGGCCGCGGCGGCGAATCCGTTCCAAAGCGACGGCATCGGGAACTACCACTTCTACGCGCCAGCGGGCCGTTACGTGATTCAAATTTCAGGGCCTGGCATCACGGGAACAAGGGTGTATCCGGACGTGATTCTCGCGCCGGACGTCTCTTCGTCGGGGTCAGGCAACGACATTTCGGCATTCGGCCTCACGCTCGGCGGGAATCTAAGCGTCGCGGGGAACGCGACGATCAACGGGACGCTAACAACGGCGAACTTCAATCCGGGTGTATTCACTCCATCTTCATTGAGCGTGTCGGGTAGCGAGACGGTGGCTGGGCCGCGGCCTCGAACGGATGTCACGGGATTCGGGGCCAAGGGCGATGGCCTAACAGACGATACGGCCGCGATCCAGGCGGCGATCAATACCGTTTGTGCGGAGGACGTCAACCACAAGTCGACTCTTTTCTTTCCGCCCGGAAACTATATCGTCTCGCAGCCGCAGTCGCCTTCGACCAGCCCCGTATTCACCGGCTTTTGCAGCGGCCTGGTTATGGAAGGCTCGGGATCCAACGCCAATCTCCAATTCGGCACCGCTCCCATGAGCCGGATCACGGTGCGTGCGGGGAGCAGTCCGAATGCTTCCGCAGTGTTTGCACCCGCAGGCGCGAATGGAATCGCTTTCAAGAACATCGAAATCGCGGGATACAACCAGGCGGTTTACCTGATCGGTGGCAATGGAGTCACCTTCAACAACACCTGCCTGACCAGCAGCGCCACTTCCATGGCGGACAATGTGCCGCTCAAGATGTCGCAGGTAATTCAAGTAACGTGGAATGGCGGCTGCATTCAGGCGCCCGATGGCAGCCACGACGACGTCTTGATCATCGGCGCCGACACCGGCGGGACCGAGACCCAGCCGGCCGGCCTGATTTTCTTCAACGGCAGCGGCGGAAACTTCTGGATTGGCGACGGCGTGCATTACGACCAGCGCGTGAACACCTGCTGCTCCGGGCCCGGAAATTTCCACTTCTGGAACATCCTCGTCGAGGATGCCACAGCGCCGATCTTTCGCGTGACGAATTCAACGGGCAATCCAGGCAACCAGGCGATGCCGGGAATGCACGAGCTGGATTTCCAGAACTTCGAGGCGTCCGACGGCTCTCCAAACGTTCCGATGGTGAATTTCAACTCCAGCGGCTCACTCTTGTCGGGCGTTCAGATCAAGAACTTCAACGGTGGCGGCGGAGGATATGCCATCGAGATGCAGGCGGGCACTTTGCAAAACTGCAGCGTGGCGGGCGGCGCAGTGCGCGTCCTGGATGGGAGCGGGAATCCTGCGGGCGATTGCATTCAACAGAACAACTCGGGATTGGATTTCATCGCGAATACGGGAAACACGGACCGCCTGCGAGCGGATATCAGCGCTGCGAACGATGGAACCGCGATCCGAGCGACAGCGGCCGGCAATCCGTTCGCGTCGCTCGCCGTCGATCCGGCGCAAGGAGTTCTCTTCAGCGACGGCACCAGCTACGGATACAACGCGCAGGTCTACCAATCGACGAAAGAGGCCCTCGACATCGGGTTCGCGAGCACGCTGCCGCCGACCGGTGTGACCGGTACGGCGACGACGGGCGGCACCCTCGCGGCGGGAACCTACTACTATTTCGTACGCAGCACCACAAGCTCGGCGTGTTCGACCACTATGTCGGCGCCATCCGTTATTTCGAACGGCGTTGCACTGAGCGGATCGAATAATGCGGTGAGCCTGACGTGGACGGCTCCGCCCGCAGGGGCAGCGTCCGCAGCCGGGTACTGCATCTTCCGCTCGACGCAACCGACGAACTACAGCAACCAGGCGCAGTACCCGTCGGTTTTTGTTTCCGGCGCTTCGACGACGAGTTATACGGATCTCGGCACTGGGTTCGGTTGCTGCAACCTTTACGCGCCCTATAACGTGATGCAGTCCGCGCACCGGTTCACTCCGACGTCGCTCGGCGTAAACACAACGAATCCCCAATTCAATCTGGATGTAAACGGCACGGCGGCCGTGAATTCGCTGAACGGCGTCGCAAAAGCGGAGCGGTTCACCGGTTCGGATGCAGTCGCCAAGATCAACGCCTGCTTAACAGCGGCTGCGAGCACCTCTGGACTGTGCGATGCCCGCGGTCTGGCCGGGACATTCACAGCGTCCTCGCACATATCGGTTCCGGCAGGGACAACATTGCTGTGGGGCCCGGCGCAGCTTACGGTGAATGACACTACAACGAAGGACGCAATCGAGCTGATGGGCGACGGGGCCTCAGTAATTGGATATCAGGAGACGGGGCAGGGAACTGTGCCGCGACCCGATACTTCGGGTTACATCGCATGCGGAATCGCAGGTTGCACGACGGTCGACAACCCGAACTCGGCTACGCGCAACGTCGACTGGATCCACATTCACGGGATGTACCTCCTCGCGAACGGTGCAAGCTCGACTGTGCTGAATCTGACGAGCGTGGGACACGCGGACATCGAAAACAACCGATTCATCCTCGGAAGCGGCGGCGGGTCGTATGGAATTTACGGAAACACGTCGACAGGCAATCAGGATTCGACCAACTCTCTGATCAAGCACAACGAATTCGATCCGGAATCGCAGAACGACACCTGCGCCTATCTGGCCGGCGTCTTCAACTCGCTCGTCTTCGAGCAAAACTCGTGTTACCTGCCTGCCGCAAACACGGGAACACAGGGGTTCGTGCTGGCGAAGGACACAAACGGGAATTATCCGGACAACGACGAGTTCTACGGCAACGATTGCGAAGCGGCGACCACCTCGTTCGGCCAAGTGTGCTTCAACATCATGGGTGCGCAGAGCATCGTCATCGGGCCGAACAATCGCTGCGAGAATGTCTACAACTGCTTCGAGTTTCCCGCGGACGGCTCAGCCGTGGGCATTCACCTGCTGGACCCGTACATCTCGCTTTCGGCGAACACGGTGATAAAGCCAAATGAGCCGGCGGCGGCGATGCTCGCGATCGACAACAACGGCCACAACTGGCAGCCCTCGATGCATTTCGGCATGAACGATCTTGCGGGAGCAAATGTTCTCGGGAACGCCGGATTTGAAGGCTGGCAGAATGCGACGACGCTCTTCTATTGGGGCGGCGTGAGCGGGACCAGCATTAACCAGGGTGGTAGCGGAATCTATGCGCAGGAAACGAGCGCAGGGGCAAATCCGGCGGCTGATTCCTACACGCAAGGAACTTACAACGTTCGCGTCGGCGACGGCGCCACCGCAGGTCTCGGTCTGAATTCCGCATGCATTCAGGTGGACTCGACGCTCGAATACACCTTGATGTTCCGCGTTGCATCCGGGTCCACATCCGATACTTTCAGGCCGGGATTCCGATTCTATTCGGATCCGAACTGCACAGAAGCAAACAAGATCACGAACGTCGCAACGAACGCCCGCGTTCTCTCACCGGCCAACTATGCAGGCGTTTCAACTCTGGCCGGCACCGGAGCGAACTGGCAGTCTACCAACGCCTCGCTGACCTACAACAATGGAATTACCTGCAACTGCAGCGTGACGGGGGCGGACTGGCAGGTCGCGACCGCAAACGCCTGGACGGCCAGCCGCAATTTCGGGATCACGTTTCGGGTGCCGAACGCCTACAGCAATGCGAGCACGATTGCCCACTCCATGCGCGCCTTTCTGCTGGAGAACACGGCTGCGGCGAACAACTACGTCTACTTTGACGATGTCGTTCTCGGGCAAGGCCCCGTGTCACCTGATTTGCGGGCCGCACCGCTGGCCGACAGCGGCAGTGGCGGGACTGTGAATGGCTACGCCAGCTACAACTTCAGCGGCAATGTAACGCTGCAAGCTAACACCGGTTTCGGCGGCACGCTCACCCACAACAACACAGCGAATCGCACGTATACCTTTCCAGACTCTTCGGGAACGGTCGCACTGCAGACGCCGCTTGCTTCGTGGGGATTACAGCATTCGGGATCGGCTCAATCCTTTTCGTCGAACGCGGTGAAAGTCTGGGGAATCATCATTCCCTATGGTGTCAGCTTCAGCCACCTCGATTACAGCGTTTCGACGTTGGATTCCAACTCATCGGACAACTATGACGTTGGGTTGTACGGGCCGTGCGCGGTGAATACTGCAAGCTGCCCTCTCGTGGCACACATTGGCGCGCAGAACCTGAGTTCGACGGGCTACAAGCAGACCAGCGTCAGTTCAGGAACGATTCAACCCGGCCTGTACTGGATCGCGATCACCGGCAACGCCACGACCGCGCAAGTTGCCACGACGTCCGTGAGCGAATGGACCGCATGCCCGTCAACAAACTCGACCACTACATCGACCGGGGGCGCCCTCCCCTCAACAATCGCCACGCCAAACTGCTCTGCTCCTCAGTGGACCGGAGGCGCCGTCGTTGGTATTGGTCTCGAGTGATCCGCAGTTTCTGAACTCATCTGCGCAATTTCTTCCCGAGCTAAATCAACCCGCAACCAGGCCGAGCAGCACGTTCAATTGTCGCGGTTCGCCAAGGGAGGTTTCAATGCCTGTTGTACCGACAACCGGATACGCTCAGACAGAAGAGGCCCTGACCCTGGCGCGCGCTCTAATGAACGATACCGCCGGGACCGTGTTCACAGACGCGCTGCTCATGCCTCTGCTGAACTCCGCGTACCGAGGATTGCAGCGCGAACTGGCCGAGAACGGCGTCAGTGTCCTCATCGAACAGCAGGACTTGGATCTCGAGCTCGATCCTGACACCGGAATCACGAGCACGGAGATCAGTGATGCTTCGAGTCCGCAGCTGCCGTCCGATTGCCTGATGCCGCACATGTTGTGGGAGCGGGCGACGCCAAACACCTCCGATGTGTTCGTGCCAATGGAAAAGTTCATGAGCGGCGGAAGCATGCTGAATCTGCAGCCGTCGTCGTACCTTCGGTTGTGGGAATGGCGCGAGGACAAGATCAATCTGATCGGCGCGACGCAGGCAATCACAGTTCGCATCCGCTACGAGAAGGTCCTGCCGGAGCTGACCCTTGGGACTGACCCGATTCAGATCCGAGCCGCTACCGACCCGCTGGCCTTTGCCACGGCCGCGCTGGCAGCACGATCTCGCGGGGCGCGGGCACTCGCGCAGGACTTGCTTGGCACCGCGCAGATGGCCACGGAGAATCTGATCGAGCGGTACGTGCGTCCGGAGCAAACGAAGGGACGGCGGCGACGGCCTTACGGGTTCCACCGCCGTGTAATTTACCTGTAAGAATTAGCGGGCGACGACGTCGAGAATAACCGTGGTTCCGCGGCCGGCGTTTTGCGCCCCGCCCTGAATCACGAGGTTCGTTATGCCTGCCGGAGTATTGAGGGTTGCGGGCACGCTGTGTCTCTTGCAACCGGCCAGAAGGCCTGCGGCGCAAACAGATAAAAGCATCAGCGTCCAGAGAACTGGGCGAAGCGCTGTCCGCCGCTTGGAGAGCAGCAAGAGGCCAAGTATGATGATCAGAACCAGAAATGAGATCGTCGCCAGCGAGGCATTGGAGATTCCTTCGCCTCCGGCGCTGAGATTGTTCGTTCCGCCGGTGACTGACAACGGAGCGAACGCCCCGGAACTGCCCATAATGCCGTTATAGGTGGTGGCGATCGTGATCGAGAAGGTCGCAGTTGTTCCTGGGGTGACGGTGACGGTGGCCGGGTTCTGCGTACATGTGCTCAATGAAGGGATGTTCGACGGGCAGACGATTGTGACGTCGCCACCAAAGACGCTATCCGGAACGATATTGAAGTTGAAGGTCACCACGCCGCCCTGAATTACGGACTGCTCCTGCGGGCTGCCGTTGAGGGCGAGCTGATAATCGTCGCCCGTGCCGGTGACGTCAGAGGTTGCTGAATCGCCCTGCGAGTCAGTGACGGAAAGGCTTGCGGCGCGCGCTCCCGTCGTAGTGGGAGCGAAATCAACAGAGACCGTGCACGTAGCCCCAGCGTTGAGCGACGTTCCGCAATTGTTGCCGGCAGTTTGAAAATCGCTCGGATTAGCGCCAGTGAACGAGATCGTGAGGCCAGAGACCGCGGCCGAAGAATTGTTTGTGATCGTGAACGCCTGCGTGGGCGTAGAGCCGCCAGTTGGTTGATCGCAGAAGTTGAAGGGCGCCGTCGCGGGGCAGACGCGGGGCGAGGGCGGAGGCGGCAGGGCGGCAGGTGCGGTAATCGTCAGATTGCTCGGATCCTGGCCCACGTCCTCGAATTCAATCACCTGCTGCGCGCCCTGTTCCGCGACGTACAAGTTGCCGCGCGCGTCAAAGGCCATCTCGCCGGGAGACTTGAGCCCACTGGCCAAGGTGGTAACTGCTGAGGATTGGGCATCGACGCGAAGGATGCGCCCTGAATTCGCATCCGCCACGAATAGATTGCCTGCACCATCGACTGCGATGCCTGCGGGGCAAATGCTCGTTGAGTCAGTTGAGGCTGTCGCGTTAGTAGCGCAGGCCGATGCGTCGTGCGATGCGTTGGTTTGCGGCGCAAGTCCCGGAACCGGCCGGATCTCCCGAGTTTGGGTATTGATTGAAAAAACGGAACCGCTTTCCGGCGAAGCGACAAAAAGCGTGCGGCCGTCGACGGTGAGCGCAATGCTCGCGGGGGAAGCAACGTGCGCCAGCACGCTTAGAGAGTAGCTCTGCGCCGAGGCATCGGTCGCGAAGGGAAGGACGCTGATTGTCCCGGCTGTGTGATCGGCGATGTAGAGCGTTCCCGCGCGGTCAATCGCCACGCCAAGCGGGTCCGACAAAGTGACGCTCTGCTTGGGCGCCCAGCGGCCTGCGACGCTTCGCACGATACCGGGCTCGCTGGAATCAGGGCCGCCGATGCGCCGAATCGTCGAATTTAGCGAGTCCGCGATGAAGAGCGAGCCGTCGGCCGCGATTGCGATTCCGCTGCGCGAGAGAAGAGAATTCAAAGCGAGATTGAATTGCGCATCGAGCCCGTTGCCGCCGTCGCCAAGCGAACCAGCCGTTCCGGTTCCCGCGACGACAGCGAGCCGGGTGGTCGACGATGCCGATCCAGGCTTGGAAGCGAGGGCTGCGACGCCTGTGAGCGTGAAGATCCGGTTCGGGGCGGCGGCCGTCGAAATGTAGATGTTTCCCCGTGAATCGAGGGCCAAGGCGCGAACTGCGACGCCCTGGGCGAGTATGACCGGCGAGCGCTGTCCGGAGGGGGCGGCGGTCGCAGAAGAGTCTTGAGCGCGCGTCAGTAAGGCGAGTACGACAGCCGCCGACAGAGCCACCGCGCAAACCATCAGCAATCGCCGCACTCACGTCTCCTTGTATTTCGACGCTTTGGATTCACACCAGGGCATTGGGGTTGCGCGTACTAGCCCGGAGAATCCGACATCATAGCAGCCGCAACACTCTTGTTTCAAAGCGAATTCGCGCATCCCTCCGCGGGCTGCGCCTAGACCACAGACGTTCCGGAGGAAAAATGGCACTTACATTTACGCTCTCTGATACATGGGACGACGGCAAGCGGGTCCACGTTAGCGGTAGTGTTGCCGCGTCGGGAAGCTACACGGCCAGCGGCGACACGCTCGATCTTTCTCAGAGTCCCGTCATCGCGTCCACGCAGGCTCCGATTCCAGGGACTGCCTGGATGGAAGGCCTCGCAGGCTACGATTACGTGTTCTATCCGGGAAGCGGCCTCAACAACGGGAAAGTGAAAATCTTCCAGCAAGGCACGAGCGCCGGCGCTTTTCCGGAGCTCGCGGCCGGATCGTATCCCTCAGCGATTACGAGCGACACGATTAGCTTCTACGGAATCTTCAAGAAGCTCCAGTAAGGCAGGTATGCCTTGGGTTGAGTGTCCACCGCGAGTGAACCATGTCGATTGAATCTTTTTCGCCACTTCCGCTGAATACTTTCGGCTCCTGGGCGACTCTCCCCGATCCCTCGGACGTGCCGCCCGGGATGTCGCCGAGTCTTGCCGATGTGGAGTTCTTCCCGGGCGGAGTGCGCACGCGTCCGGGCCTCCTATCGCAATATCCAGTTCTCGCGGGTCAGCCGCAGATCAACGGGCTGAAGACGTACGCGACATCGAGCCTGGTCCAGCGGCTGCTCGCCCTCGATTCGCTCGGGAATCTCTACAAGGAGACCTCGCCGGGCGTGCTGTCGCTTGCCGCGTCGGTGGTGGCACCGAACATGTTCTTTGCGTCGACCACGCATTTCGGCCGCGAGTACATGGCCTTTTCCGACGGCCTCATCGGCCAGGATCTGCCCCGTCAGTATGACGACTCGAATCTGGACCGAGTGACTCAAATCGGGCCGGCCGAGGGCCCGAGTGTCGCGGACTCCACAACGGCGGGAAGCATTTCACCCGGCGCGCATCAGTGCTCCGTGGTCTTCGTTACCCGCCAGGGATATTGGACGGCGCCGTCGCCGCCCGTGTCTTGGACGGCGGCAGGGAATTTCAAAGTCAGCGTGACAAACATCCCTACGGGCCCGTCGAATGTCGTGCAGCGGCTACTTGTTTTCACGGCGGCAGGAGGCGCGAGCTTCTATCACGTTCCCGCAACGATGGTGATCGATGACAACACGACAACATCCGCGACGGTCGATTTTTCAGACACGATCCTGCTCTCCGGCACAAGCATGGATTATCTCTTCGGGCAGATCGAGCTGCCGGAGCAGCTTGGCGTGGTGGACTATGCCGAGCGCCTCTTTTGGTGGGGCGAGCGCGCCAGCATGGACAATTGGCGGAATCTGAGTTTCGACGGCGGCTGGGACGCATCGGGGAACGGGCGGCCGCTCGGATGGCAACTCGATCCGACGTTCGGCGGCGGCGCGGGCCGGGAGCCCTCCGATGTGGTCTGGGGCGACGCGTTTCGCATCACCGCCGATGGATCGACCGTGGTGCGCGGATTGATCTCTCAGGGCGCGATCACGGACGGCTCGGGCGACCCGCTTTGCCAGATCAATACGGATTATTCGGTGCGCGCGCGCATCAAGCGCTCGTCCAACCTATCGGCCGGCACACTTCGAATCAACGCCTTTAGTCCGACACAGGGGCAGATCGGGACAGGCCTCGCCATCAGTGTGGTGCAGACGACCACCTCCTACCAAGAGTTCACTGCCGACCTCTTCGGTCAGCAGACGACTCTGCCTTCCGACTTGACACTTCGGGTCTACGCCGACGGAACGCCCGCGCCGAGCGGCTCGTGGTTCCTGCTCGACAACATTGAAGTATTCGAGACGAATTCACCGCAGAACGCGTCGCTGGTGCGGGCATCGGCGAGTGAACAGCCCGAGAGTTACGACGGCGTTAGCGGGATCATGGAGATCGCGCTGAACAACGGGCAAGCAATTCGCGCCGCCTTTACTCTCCGCAACAACCTCTATTTCGTCAAAGAGCGCAGCATGTACGTGACGGCGACGGACGGCGTCAATGAGCCGGCGTTGTGGGCTGTCGAGGAGGTCTCCAACAAAGTTGGCACACCCTCGGCGCACGGTGTGGGATTTGGCGAGGAATGGGTGGTTATCGCCGGGCGTTCGGGGCTGTATTTCTTCGACGGCGGCGAACCGACGAAACTTTCGCAGGAGATTCAGCCTACGTGGGATGCAATCAACTGGGCGGCCGGGCAGAACCTCTGGGTGCAGGTCGATACCCAGAACAAGCGCATCCTGGTCGGAGTTCCAATGGGAAGCGCCACTCAGCCGAATCAAGTGCTCGTCCTCGACTACACCGGAGGATTTCAGGATCCGCTCGCACAGATGCCCGCATCGTTCGAGCGCTCGCGCAAATGGGCGCCGTGGATGATTGCCGCCAATTCCTGCGGTCTTATCGAGCGAGCCACCGGCGTTGCGGAGATCTTCTTTGGTTCGAACAACTCGAGCGGAAAGATCTACGGGCTCACTCGCGGTCAATACTCGGACGATGGCGCGGCAATCAATTCGTACTACAGAACGGCGTACTTGGCCACTACGGCCCTGGCGGGACGAAACCTCTTTGGCTACCTGACCGGATATGTCCAGGGAGCCGGTACGCTGGCACTCTCAGCGTTCTCACCTGACAACCTCACGCAAACGCAGCTCGGGTCGTGGACGCTTGCATCTCCGTCGTCGCGCGACATGGAGCAATTCACGAACGTTCTCGCCGAACGCACGGCCTACCAGTTCGGAACGAATGCTGTTGGCTCGTGGTTCTCAATGACAAAGCTTGTGCCTTGGGCCAAGCCCGATCCCTTCGCGATCGTGCGTGGCACCAACTAAGCCGCAACCCTGGAATGTCCCGGTGAGTTTATGCTGAATATTCCTCAAATTGAGGCGCTACGCCGCACGAATCCGCAGTTGTATGAGGCCCTCAAGCGGTTGTCCGAAGCTTCGCTCGGGCCGAACCAAGGCTGGAGCATCGACAACCAAATCACCGACGGTACGAACTATGCGCGCGTTACCGCCGGTGCGCTCACAGAAGGGAAGGTCGACCCATCCAAGTCGGGCGTACTGGCCACGGGCTCTGTGCCGCCGACATGGTCCGGAGCCTTCACGTACGGGTCCACAACATCGAGCATCACGTGGTCCTGGGCTGGACTAACAATTTGCCGTGCTGACGGCACGCAAACGCCAATTCCGAACGGCTCGCTCGCGATTAGCGGTCTCTCGCCCGGCACGACCTACTACTTTTATCCGTTCTGGAACGAGAGCTCATCCGGTCTCGGGTGGGTAGCGGGCGGGGCAGGGAGCCCGGCGAATGCGCTCACGGCCAAGACAAATCCCGCGGCACAACAGCAGGCGTTGCAAGGGCGCATTCCACTCTCACAAGGGGCGATGATGGCGGCCACCACAACGAGCGGCACAGGTGGTGGATCAGGCGGCGGCAGCGGAAGCTGCCTGCGGAGGGGCACGTTGGTTCTGACGCGCGAGCGCGGCAGCGTTCCGATCGAGAGCTGCTGCGTCAGCGAGCATCTGCGTTGCCCGAACCCGGGCGGGGGAGAAGGATGGACGCGCATTGTACGGCTGCAGCTTCGCGAGGCCGACACTTTCATCCGCCTCCATTTTTCGAATGCCGAATCGCTGGACGTGACGCCCCACCACATCTTCACCCTGGCCGACGGCTCGCCGATGCGGGCCGAGCGGCTGTGCCTTTCGGACATTCTGATCAGCCGCTACGGCCATGTGACTCTGAAGCGGATCGAGAGCGTTCTCGAAGAGAGTCAAAAGGTGAGTATTACCTGCGAGCCGACGGCTCAGTTCTACGCGGGCCGATTCGCGGCGAGCATCCTGACGCACAACTATACGTTCACTTCGTAATCGAGAGGGCGTGCCGGAATGAACGGAAAACGGTACTACATCACGACGCTCGAGTCCTGGCAGCGACGAGCAGGAAGGTTCACGAATTCGCACTGGTTGGCTCTTTCGGCGGCCGATGCCGGCATGGGGCAGGGAACTAGCGCTTCCAGCAGCGTGAGCTGCGAGGAGCGGCTCAGCGCGGGTACGAACGGCGCGATTGTGGTGCTGGTGGAGGGCGATGAGGGCGTTCACCTCGATCTCGAGGATGACCCGGCGTTCGAGCCTCTGCCGCATCCGCTGTCGCAGAAGGAAATCTCAGAGTCCGCGCACGTGGCGTTCGCCCCATTGGGTGTGCGGTCAGGCTCCACTGCCTTCGAGGCTACGGAGGTCCTGGGCAAGTTCCACCCTCTCCTGCGCCACCGCGTGTTTTGAGCTGCAATCGTGACGAGCCCCCGGTGATTCGCCTGTATCAAGAGAGCGACCTGGCCGAGTTGCGCCGGATGCACGCACAACAAGGCTTTGATTACGAGTTTCCTGACATCGCCGACCCGATCTTCTTGTCGAAGCTCGTCGTCGAGGATGAACGTGGAAACATAGTGATGGCGTCGCTCGCTCGGATCACGTGCGAGATGTACTTGCTGACTGATCCGGCCGCTGGCACGCCGCGCGAGCGATATGCGCGGCTGCTCGCATTGCACGAGGCGGGCGAACGCGATTTGCTCCAGCGCGGGCTTGAGGACGCGCATGCCTGGCTTCCGCCGGTAATTGCTAAAAGATTCGGTCGGCGGCTCGCAAGTCTTGGATGGGTGCGCGATGACGCCTGGACGCCTTACTGCCGGCGCTTGTCGCTCAAGTAGATGACCCAGACCTTGAGACAGGAAGATCCAGATCCCTTGAGGAGGTGCAGATGTCACGCGCAGCACAGAGCACGACCCGGGCGCTGACGGACCAGCAGCTCGCGCAGCAAAACCAGCTCATCTCGCAAGCGAACCAGCAGGGAAGTCAGGACCGCTCTCTGCTGATGCCGACGATTCAGAGCTTGCTCACGAATCCGGGCTACACTCCGGCGCAGCAATCGGCCATCACGCAGCAGAGCCTGGGAGCCGCCAACACGGCGTATGACGCGCTTCGCCAGCGCGCGGCAAATCGCGTGGCCGCGACAAACAACGCCGCGGGGTACGGAGATCTTCTCGCTCAAGTCGGGAGGCAGCAGGCTCAAACGGACGCCAGCCAGGCGCAACAGAACCAGATTGCATTCGCGAACCGCCAACTTCAGGATCAGCTTGCCGGACTCAACGCTCTCGGCCAAACCTACGGCGTAGATACGAATCTTCTGGGGCGCGCCATGGGCGTGCCGTCGGAACTGCTCGGCGTGCGCCAGCGCGCTTCCGGCGGCTCTTCGACCGCGGGGCTCGGCAGCCTCTTCGGCTTGGGCTCCGGCATTGCGTCGCTGTTCGGATGAGATGAGCGGTTGGCTGTTCCTCGGTTGAATACGATCCATCCTATGGCGGAGCGCATGGAAAAATTCCTGGATCCGTATTGGGTATCGATTGCATTCAGTGTGCTCGTTCAGCTTGTGTTGTTCCTGCGCTGGCTGTACAGGCGCATCCGAAATGACGAGCTGACGCACGCTTTCGTTCACGATATGGCGACGAATCACCTGCCGCACATCTACGAGCTCCTCGTGAAGCTCTGCGAAAGCCAGGGGATGAAGGTTCACTCTCAGCCGCCGATACGCTGGGCCGACCTGGGAAATCTACGCCGACGCTAATTCAGCTGAAGGCGCAGCGCACGACTCGTCCCTCAACATGACGCCTGAACTCGTATCGCTTGCTCACGCACTGGCCACTCAGAACCACCTGGATGGGGCCCTCGTCTGCGCGGTCGTGGAGCAGGAGTCTTCGTGGGATCCGCACGCGATGAGGTATGAGCCGTCATTTCGTTCGCGGTATGTGGCCCCGCTTCATTTGCCGCCGACGGAAGAAGTGGCGCGGTCAATTTCCTGGGGACTGATGCAGGTCATGGGACAAGTCGCGCGCGAACACGGATTCACCGGCAAATTCCTGAGCGCACTGTGCGAACCGGAAGCAGGTCTGATGATTGGTTGTGCCGTGCTTGCCGCCAAGCTCGGCCGCGTTTCGGGAGACGTAGCTGCCGGGCTCGCACTGTGGAACGGCGGCGCCAACCCTGAGTATGCCGGTCAGGTTCTCGGAAGAGTCGCTAAGTATCGCACCACGTAGCCGAGGGACAATGCTCAAACCCGCCATATTGCTTGCGTGTCTGTGTGTCGTTACAGGATGCGCGTTCGGCCAGGGATCGCAGCGGCAATCTGTCGCGGTCTCGCTGCAGGGAACTCCCATTCCCGGCGCGAGCGTGTGGGCCTGCCAGAGCGGCTCGACGCCGAGTTACTCCACGACTCCGCCGTGCGCCCTCGCCAGCATCTACTCAGACCCATCGCTCGGCTCGCAGTATCTGATCGCACAGCCGCTGATTTCGGATGGCTTGGGAAATTTCACGTACTACGCGCCCGCGGGCACATACGTCGAGGTGATCACGGGATCGAATACGACCGGATACAGCTCGACGATCGTTTTGCCTTGTGCGCCAAACTCGACCGCGTCAGGATGTTCGGGCGGAGCAGGGAATCCGGCCGGCAGCGATACACAGCTTCAGATCAACAGTCACAGCCAATTCGGAGCTGTAAGCGGCCTCGCCGTCGACAGCAGCACCACTCCAACCGTTGTTACGATACCGTTCAGCGAAGCCGTCAAAGGACCGCGGCCCTGGGTGGACGCGACGGCATACGGCGCGGACCCGACTGGTGCCACCGACTCCACGAGCGCCATCACCGGTGCCGCCGCGGCGGCTTGCAGCGCGGGTTCCACCCTTTATGTTCCGCCGGGCACCTACAGTTTGACGCAACCTCAGTAGCCTTCCACGTCCAGCGTGATCCCAATCCCATGCGCGCACATTCACGTCACGGCGCTCGGCGATCAAGGCACGGCGCAGTCGGAGCAGCCGCCTCAGGCAAAACTCGTGGTCGCGAATGTCGGCTCGAATCCAAATGCCGCGCCGGTCTTCGGCTTCAAGTACCCGACAAATTCCGGTGGAATCACAATCGACAATTTGCAAGTATCTGGCTTCAACCAGGCCCTCTCGTTCTACGCGGAAACTGACGTCAGCCTGAATAACGTATGCGCTACGGCGCAATCGACGGGCCTGACCGATAACACTCCGCTTAAGGTCACGAATGTCACTTCATTCCGGATGACCGGCGGCTGTTTGAACAGCGGCACAGCGCTGTTGCCGATAGCCCTTTTCACTGGAGAAGCGTCCCTCGGATCGGAGCCTCCACTGGTGGGCTTTGTGGAGATGGAGCACGTGCGCGGCAGCGGCGGGAATTTTCAATACATCCAGCGCGTCAACACGTCCGGAGCGGGCCCCGGTACGTTTGTATTCAACGACGTCACTCCTTCCGGAAGCACGACAGACTTTCTCGCCATCACGAACGCGACCGGGAACATGGGCCAGACCGCTATGCCGCAGTTCGGCCCGGTTTTTGTTCTGAACAGTTCGTTGCCCGGCGCGACGGGTTCGGGCGCAGTCATCAATTTCAATTCTTCTGGGTCCAAGCTGGTCGGCGTTCATATCTACGATTCCTTAGCGAGCGCGCAAACAACGCCGCTCGTAGCCGTTCGGATGACGGGCGGGTCGTTGCAGGATTGCGAGGTGCATGGGGCGGTTGGAAGTATCGTGGAGGATGGCGCCGGCAATGTGGTCGGGTCTTGCAATCTCGAGACTGCCGGCGGCACCGACTATCTGGCTGACGGCACAATTTCCTCGGCATCCCGGCTTCGCAGCGAGATCACAACCGGACTGAATCCAACACCGAACCTGCGGTTCTACATCAGCCCCAATTCACGAGCTTCGTATGGTGTCGATGCGGGGCAGGGATTTCTGTTCAACGATGGAGCCACCAACGGGTTCAACGCGTCGCTGGCAGAAACGGTGAAGGGAAGCGTCGACCTCCAATTCGCCAACCTACTGCCGCCGACGAACGTCACCGCGAGCGCGACGACTGGCGGTTCTCTTTCACCGGGCACCTACTATCCCTTCGTCGCAACGGCCAGCAGCGGCAGCTGCGCGACTACGTCGGCTCCGAGCCTCCCCGGCTTGCCGGTAACGCTGAGCGGCTCCAACAACGCAATCACGGTGACGTGGACGCCCGCTCCGCCATCCGTCGCGACGATCAGCGGATACTGCGTGGCAATTGCTTCGAGCGCCGCGAACGCAGGTTCGGGATCGAGTTACGCCAGCGCGTTCGTGTCGGGATCGGGCACAACGAGTGCGACTCTGACTGCGGCAGCTGGTTCGATGCAATTTCCGATGGCGAACGCGATGAGCCCGTTGCATCGCTTCACTCCCACGGGACTGAATCTAGCTGGCGGCCTGAACTTCTTCTCGGACACAGGTGCTGCAAACGCATATGTCGTAACGACATCCCCTTCGCTGGCCGCGCTACCCTTAGGCGCGACGTTCACCTTTCAGGCAGCGCATGCGAATACAGGCGCGGCGACGCTCAACGTCGATGGCACTGGCGCAACGACCATCAAGAAGAACGGAGGTACCGGCAGCAGCGTTGGTGCGGACTTGGCCGCCGCGGATATCGCGACGGGCCAACTGGTCACTGTCATGTTCGATGGGACGAACTTCCAGATGCAAAGTACCCTGGGCAACTCATCAGGGGGAGGTGGCGGCGGGGGCGGGATGAACACAGCGGGGTCGAATGCGGCGTCCACAGCGGTGAGCGCGAGTTGGGTGCCGGGAACGATCAATAGCTACGACTTGGGGACGAACGCGCTGCCGTGGCGCAACGTATACATCGGGACCGTGGCGAACCATGCGGTGGAGTTGGACGCGAGCCTGCTGACAGGGAACCGGGATCAGAAATTCCCGGATGAGGCGGGCACGTTCATGATGAACACGGACGCGCTTGGGTGCGCGCAGATGCCGGCGCTGACGGGCGATGCCACAAACTCGGCCGGATCGTGCGCAACCACGGTGGGGAAGATTCAGGGGACGCCGGTATCGGCGACGCCGCCGGTGGCGAATCAGATCCTCGTGGACATCGCGGGGACTTGGACGCCGGAAAGCCCGCAGCAAGGCGAGGACGTGCAGACCGGAACGACGTACACGATTCCGAATACGGATGGCGGGTACGTGGTGACGCAGACGAACGCCGGATCGATCACGGACACGGTGCCGGACGGGACCGACAGCGGCTTCGGGCAAGGCTTCTTCTTCGTGATCTTCAACGGCAACGCGCCCAGCGGAAGCCAAATCACGGTGAACCGGGAGACGAGCGGGCAATTCAGCTTCAACGGCGCGCTGGTGAACACGTTCTATGTGGCACCGCAGCAGCATGCCTATCTCTACTGCTACGACGGGACGAACTGGCGAGTGTTCCTGCAGGGAACCGGCGTGAGCGGAGTGCTCTTCTCGAAGGACTATGCAAGCCAATCGGGAAGCCTGGGCTCGGTGACGATGTACACGGCGCCGGCGAATGGCACGTATCGCTTCTCGACGCCGATCGCGTGCGATTCAGCGACGGCGACGACGGTGGTGGTGACGCTGGCGTATACGGACACTTCGAGCACGAGCCAAACGCTCGCGTCAGGCACGGTGACGTGCACGAGCTTGGGGAGCTCGAGCGTGGGAAGTTTCTCGACGATGATCCGCGTGAAGAGCGGATCGACGATCTCGTTCACCACGACGGCGGTGGGCTCGACGTACGACATCAGCCCGGTACTGGAGGGCGTGTGGTAGCCAACAAAGGTCAACGAGATAAAAAGCGCCGGACGAGGAAGCGTTCTATCCCAGCCGTTGGAGAAGGCGCTCGTATCGCTGAAAATATTATGAAGCTAAGACGGATGTTGTTTCCTGAATCCGTTGACCGTGCCGGTCGTGCCGCAAAGCGTCAAGTTAACCGCCAAGGCTCGCGGCGTAGGCGTACTCGCTCTTGCATATTTTGCCCGAGCCGGTGAGGGGAGCGAAGGGAGTGACGATGAGGATGGTGCGGTATTTGCCGCTGGTGCTGCTGGCACTGATGTGCTGCGCGCGGCCGGCGAAGGCTTCGTGCGGGGTGATAACGCCTTACACGAACGGGTCGATTAGCGGAACGGCCTATGTGGCCGCCACGGCAAACTACTCGGATGTGAGTTCCTGCGCGGCGACCGAGCAGGCGGCCAAGGCGTGCAACGATCTGCTGGTGATTCCGGCGGGAAGCGCCTCATGGGGCACGTCGCAACTCAGCCTGAGTCCTAAAACGGGATGCGCCAGCCTGGTCCCTTCTCTGACGCTGCAGGGCGCGACGGTGTGCAACGGGACGCCGGGAGTGCAGATCACAAGCTGCACCGACAACACGAACATCACGATCGGGAAGGACGAAGGCATCATTTTCACCGGATGCAATTCGACGGCCTTCTGCGTATTCACGGGGATCACGATCACGGCCGGCACGGCGCCAAGCCACGCCCTGCTGGAAATGGACGGGACTTTCGGCCAGCAAAGTTTCCGGGCTCACCATTTCCACATCAAGAACACTTCGATTTCAGGAGGCGTGGCAACTGCCTTCAACGACGGCTATGGCCTCGTCGACCATTACTTGTTCGACGAGACTTCCACCACGCCGATGACGCCGGTCAACGTGGGCGGAGACTTCCCGAGCCACGGCTATCGAAATTGGCAGGACACTTCGGGCTTTGGAACGGCGAACAGCATTTTCGTGGAGGACTCGCTTTCCAACCAGGTGAAGGCGGGATCGGAAGGATTCTACGACGGCTATTTCGGCTGCCGCATCACGATTCGCTACACGACGATCAACGGAAACCAAATTGGAGGAGGGCACGGCACGGACAGCGGCGGATATCGCGGCTGCGTGATGGGCGAGTTTTACCACCTCACGGTGAGCAACAGCACGGGCACGGCGGAGCTGCTGTTTAACACGCGCAGTGGCGCCTACATGGTTCACGACACGACGATCGGCGGGACCACGGCCTACAGCGGCATCGACCTGCAGTACTACCGGATTTCGGAATGCATCAACGCGGAAGCGCAGTTGTGGGGCTGCGCCGTGCTCACAAGCCCGGGCATCAACTGGACTCCCTATAATTCCGTCATCACCAACGATCAGGCTGCTTACAACGTGGCGAACGCCCCGAACTGGGCGGCGAGCCACTCTTACGCAGCGGGCGCCATCATCTCGCCCACATCGGGGAACGCCGGGAACGGCTCGCCGTATGGAGGGTATGTCTTTTACACGGTGTCGGGCGGCACCAGCGGCGGCTCGGCTCCCACCTGGACGCAAACGGTGGGAAACACGGTCACGGATGGAACCGTGACCTGGAAGAACCTAGGCGGAGGCGGCGCGGCCTCGCTCTCATCGGGCTGCGGGTTCGATCCTTCCAACCCTGACAACACGGGCTCGACCAGCGGCTACTCCCGCTGCTTCGATGCGAATGGCGGAACGTATCCGTACCGAGATCAGCCTGGGCGCGCCGGCCAGCAAGTACTCCTAGGCAACTGGCAATGGAACAATTCGCACACGGGTTCGCAGACTTCCGCTGGCTACACACTCCACACCGACCCCGCGACCTCAACCATCATCGTTTCGGGAACGGACTATACGAACGGCTCCGCGCCTCCGGGCTACACGCCGTACACGTATCCGCATCCGCTGCAGGGCGCCGTGGCGCGGCCGCCCATCCCCCCGCTGAATTTGACTATCATCGCCAGCCTCTCAGGATTCGACGGCTCCGTGCATTTAGCGCAATAAACGCACAACAGCATCTGCCAGAAGAATGCATGCCTAAGAAATAGGAGGGTTTGAATGAGCAGATTCAAGGCGGCAACGCACGTGTTGGCGGCTGGGCTTGGCGCAGTCGTGGCGTTTCTGGTTTCACCAGCTGGGCAAGCCTTGGTAGGACAATATCGTTGGGCAGCCATTGCCTCGGCCGCGATTTTGACGGCGGCGGGCGTGTACCACGCCCCAGCAACGAAGTAGCGACATGGAGCGGTTCACTCGGCGCAGGCTGATGGACGGGATTCTCGCGACGGTGGCGATGCTGTTCGGAGCGGTATCGCGTGCCGAGCGGGACGGTGGCGACGGCCTGGTGGGGAAAGTGGTTAAGGCAGACTCCGTTGCAGGAACGGCTGAGGTAGTGCTGAGCGTGATGCCGCGAGAGACGCGGTTTGCGCTCGAGGGGGATGTGCGGGGGTTGAGCGAAGGGGATTTCTTCACGTTTCACATTCGCAAGAACGCGGTGATGTGGAAGGGGCGCGAGATCCACATCCGCCGCGTCGAATTCGTTCCGTAA